TTGATGAAATGGCTGGTCTTATCCACAGCATCGCTGCCACTCTTGGCGGTCTTGATGTGGTCGAGGTCGAAGAAAAGAGGTATCTCTATGAAGATTTCCAAAGCGAGAATCTTGGTGTCATTCCTGTCATTTGGAGTGGTATGATTGACGGTGTTCTTCGTCATCCTGACGGTGGGCTTATCGTCGTGGAATTGAAGACAGGTAACATGAACCCCGCTAAGTTGAGCCGCACCCGAAAGGAGTTGGTCTTCTATCATAGGATGCTGACACAGGCAGGGATGGGGGAGATTACACACTTCCTTTACATCGCTCCTGATTGCACCGACGACCGAATGTTGGATGAGGTTGGTAAGCGTGGGAAGACCGTGTGGCTCGGAGAAAATTGCGGAATCGCTGTTTTAGAGCAGGTTCCGAAGCGGTCACTTAATGTATTTCCCAAATCTTTAAACGATACCGTGGAGAACATCATTTCCCACCAATGGCCGATGAAGTGGAATGACTACTTCTGTGCAGAATGGTGTGATTTTTCGATGAGTTGTGAAGGTATTTTGGCTGGCATAACAGAGGATGTGGTTTGATGAGTAAAGAAGTAACAGTATGTGCAAAGGACGATGGAAGCGGTAACTGCGAGTGGATAGACCACGCTACTATGTGGTCCGTTACCAGTGAAGAAGGGGGAGAGAGGAAGTCAATCGAGGTTGCTACCTGCTCTTGTGGAAATGAGCAGGTTGTTGGTTGAATGCTGCTATCCTTCCCTCGTGAGATTGGGCTACGGCGTAGCCTGTGTCCTTCCCTTGACCGATATACTTCGTATGTAGATAAGGTCAATGGTAAGGCAAATTGTTATACATCTCTCTTTTCATTCCGTGAGCGAGATTCTCAGTTCTCTTGGAAGCCTGATTATAACTCGGTTGTCATTGACCGGGCATGGTGGGACTTTGACAAGGGAGAGCGTGGTGGCATCGAAGATGTCAAGCGCGACGTAGCACTCCTAATCAACCGATTGGAGGGTGATGTAAGGCTCGTCGCTACTGGTCGTGGCTTTCATGTCCACCAACTGTTCAAAGACCCTGTAATCGGTGGCACTTGGGACCGCAAGTTAGGCCGCTACGAGCGCAGCATGGCAGAAGACCTTGTGACACTTGATGGTGTAGGATTCGCCAAGAAGATGACTCGGATTCCAGACACTTACAACATCAGTCGAGGTAGGTGGGCTGTCAACATAGACGCTCGTGACTTCGCTGCTGACCCACACGGCTACAACATCCCTCTGCGACCGTCGAGTGAGTTCACGCATCTTGACCCATTCCGTGGTCAGAGTATGGATGCAACCTTCTCTATTACCCGTTGGGCTGCTGAGAATCCTGAGAAGGAAGAATGGCATCCACAAGGAGAGTTCACAGGCGAGATAGGCTCTCATGGCACTGTGCCTATACCTCCTTGCCTTGAACGCGCTATCAACGTCGAAAACCCCACCCACGAAATCCGCGTGGCTCTCGTCCTACACATGGCTGAGAACCTGCGATGGTTCGCTCCTGCATCTGGCGTAACTTCTGAGAAGAAGAAGGACATGGAGGGTGAGATTGTTGACTACTTATCCACGTTGGGCTGGCGCGACTTTAATCCTACTGTGAGCAGAGGTCACGTAAGAACCCTGCTTGAATACGACCGCTCACCATCTTATCAATGGTATCAAGCACGAGGATTGTGCAACACACCATGCTGGCTACACGACAGGGAGAAGAGAACATGACTTGTAAATGCAAAGCGTGTTGGGGTCCATTTGAGTCCCTGTTCGCAACTAAGTATTGTGATGACTGCAAACGATATATGGTTTCATAAGTGAATTACGCATATGAAACGACATGATTCTAATTGATGACCGCGAAAATGAAAAGGTTATCAACAAAATGCTCATGAGGGCTGGCGACTCACAACAAAGCAACGAAGGTATTGCTAAGGTCGCTCGTCTTGACTCTGCTGATTACATTATCGGTGAGATTGGTATAGAGGCAAAGGAGATAAACGACCTTTACCGTTCCATACTTGGTATCGGGCGTAACCGGACCATCGTGGCTCAGTTGCGCGACCTACAAGAAGCGTTTGAAAACCCTATGCTGGTCGTCTATGGGACTAAACTAAAGCCGTGGGTTCCGGGCGGTAGACCATCCTCACAGGCGATAGCGAGAGAGATGGCGAGAATGCGTTCAGTTATCAAAGCATTCAAGGTATCGTTCTATTCACGATTTCCTGAGATTCAATACATGGAGTTCTTGACAATGGATGACTTCGTGGAGTTTATCATTACAACGCACACAAACCTCACGATTACAGACAGGTTAGGTAAAGCACCCCAAGAGGTAAAGGTGGCTCAGACGGCTGACCTTGACCCACGCATTCGTGCGCTCTCATCTATCCGTGGAGTTACGCCGCATATGGCAGAGCAGGTTCTTGACAGATTCGGTAGCATACCAAAAGTTCTGCATCCTAAGACGGCACAGAAGCACCTGATGGAGATACCCGGCATAGGAAGAGAGAAGGCTCGTCGCATCCTATCCCTACGCGACCCACTCACGAGAATGACTTGAACTGTTGATTCAAGCCGGGAGTGTTGAACGCCGCTTGGTCAAACAATACATCAAGTGAGTGGATTTTTACGGAGTGATAATCCGCTGTGTCGTTAGTGGTATTAGGGCTTCTTGAGACAATCACCCTGACGTTATTACCAAGAGTGCTTGCTCCGTTGAGTAAATTGTTGGGTATCAACTCTATTGTTTCTTTGGATGTTCCTACGCTGACTACTATTTCGTTAGTAATAGTTTCTCCGGTTTCTATACACTCAATGGTTGAAGTTAGAACTGCCCTTTGACTCCCTGTGGAATTAGGCGAGCATGAGACAACACCTGTAAGATTTATACTATCAGAAACAACATTAAGAGGAACTGCTAACGACGTTTGGATGCCGCTTGAAGAATCTCCTGTATTATCGGAATTACCTACACCCGGAAGAGTCATGTCTCCATCTCCCTTAGTAGCCCCACCGAAAGCAGGTGCTATATTGTCCAAACCTGAACCGTTTGCTGGAACCATCATAGACGGTAGTGGGGAAGGCTTCTTTTGGCCGAGAATGGAGAAAGAGCCTTGACCACTAAACATATCACTATCGAGAGCCATACGTCCTGTCATATTTCCGTAAATACCGCTTGTTAATTGGTTAGCACCAAACGATGGGGAATGACTGCCACCCGGAGAGTTTGTAGGTGGTGTAACCCCACCGTCGGGAAGTCCGGGTCTTGGGCGATTACCGGGTAACGGGTCAAGTCCGGGGAAAGAGCCACCATAACCACCTGCCCCATCTCCGGGTCCGTTGGTGTCTGGATAAGGTGTAGGTTGTGGGGAATCTGTTCCTGAGCCACCATCTCCGCTTGACGAACCTGTTCTTGGGTTGATGCCCATAGTTGCTATGTAAGGGAATACCCCGCTTGGAGGTAAGTTCATATCTCTTTCCATGTGTAATTTTACATTTTCGATTTTCCTACCTTTTATTTCCCACCCTACTTGTTGTATCACCATTGTTTCGTTGGCTAACTGTAACGCCTTATCGGTGTATGTTGCGAAGGTTCCCGGCACGAACTTAACGTCATTTACTACGTGTAGTCGTGGCGCATACCACTCGCTGCGCCCATAGGCAAAGTCACCAAACTCTGAATACTTACGCCCACCGAGAGGGAAGAGGCTATTATCATTCCCTGCTGTGTATGCAAGGGCAGATATACCTGTAAGCACATGCGCGTTGTCAAGAATATACCCTGATGAACCGTGTGCAGTTTGTGTAGGGTTTCCGCACCTATGACGCAACAAAGCGCGACAATACTCAGCGTTGAAAGATACTACAATCTTAGCCCCTGCTGTGTTGAGCGCAGAGGAATATGTCTGAGGGACTGTCAATTGATAGAAGCCACTGTTCTTAACGGTCACTGATGTAGTCGAGTTAGCCTCTGAGCCAGCCAGTGATGGTGCAAGAGCAGCAGCAGGGGAGCCACCTCCACCGTTGGCTGTTGTTGAGTTACTAAACGAGTAGTCAACCATCAAAAGATGAAACTCTGCTTCATCAATACTTGTAACTTCTTGCTCCTTAAGAACTACGAAACACCTTAGTTCGTTGTTAGTAGTGCCACTTACATAAGGCATATCTTGTGGTATGTGGACAACCTGCATAGCGTATGACAAACTGTTCGCACCGTAGGAATAGTAGTGGTCATCATAATCCGTTCTCGCCGGAGTTCCTGACGTTCCTATGGCCGTATAGGGAGCGGCTTGACCGTAACGAATATCTCCGCTGGTTGTTTTTAGATTACCATCCATAGCGTTGACCATTCCGGGGAACGGAGAGAACCCTGCGCCTACAACAAACGTATCTGTGTTAGCCCCACCGTGGTCGAGTATTCTCTGAGTGTCTGCTATGTAACCAAAGCGACCACCACTCAACATCTTATTTGTTTCTGTGCTTGACCTGATGGGTTCAGCGGTTACAGAAAGCCTCGTTTTCTGAGCCTTTCTGTATTCGTGTTTAGCCAACGCCTCAGCCTCACGATGATTCACTATACCCGGCATCTCTATAATCTTCCAACGAGTGGTGTCAGAAAGAGATGGTCTTGGGAAATCACAAAATGATTTTCCGTTTTTGTAATACACCCTTACATGAGTAATCATACCACCCATGTCTGTTTTCATATCGCTAACCATAAGGTTACTTCTATCGAAAGCATACCCAGAATTGTATCGCGGTCTAAACTCAATCCTACCATCCCTACCTATGAGATAAGCAAAGTTCAGTTGATTTTCCTGTGTCCTACCAAGACCGCTTGTTCCCTGAATACCTCTGATTGTAGCCATAAAGGTTTTAGTGCGAGCATCGAACACAGAGCCGAAATCATCCTGCGTTGCAGATGCAGTAGTGCCTTCGACTGCCAACATAGTAGTGTTTGGCACGTTAGCAATATCATGAATGCAAGATAGTCGGGTGCGCGGCAACCATGTCTTCATCAGTGCGGCATTCCAAAGCATTCTCATCTTATCACTTTCATAGAATGTTCCGTTGTTAGGACTTTCGACAAACCCGCGAATACGCATCAACATTCTTAGAGAGAAAGGAGAGCCTATGCTATTAACTACTGATATTGAATGAAAGTCCTGTGTGCCAGTGCCTTTAGCCATACCGAAGTTTATGTTTGGTAACAAAGTAACTGTGTTGCCACCTGAATCAACTATGTTCGTTCTAATATGACCGTCAATAAAACCCTTTTGTAATTTATTTTCTATTTCTTCATAAGTAGCATTAGGAGCGTTGCCTATGTTGGATAAAGATGAACCAAACACACCGACTAACTGCATAGGTATCTCATATTCGTTTCCGTTTGTTATGGAAGTCCAACCACTGATGTTCGGGAAATCATTAAGGTCTTCGTTCGGCACACTTGCACTCGTATAGGTTGACTTACAAACACCAATCTGTGTGCTACTTGGGATTGTTATAACTATACTCGTTTCACCAGTCGTTGTGTTTTTGATAAGGGGATAATGACCATTTACAATCATTTCATTCAATGCAGAAAAATCAGCCGATGAATCTGTAAGTAGGTAAATGTGTGAGCCGGACAGGCCGTTTGCAGTAACACTACCTTCATGAGCGGCAGCAACTCTTTGTTGCCACAAAACAAAGTTAGTAGCAGTTTGGTCTGTCTTAACACCTATAACACGACCCATACCACTCTTTTTGAATAAACTACCATCTTCGATTAAAATATGCCTATCGCCGTTACTTATGGAACCATCCACCGAAGAAGCCTCTACTGCTATACGTTCTTCATTAGGGTGAGTTCCATAAGGTGAGCCTACTGTCAAATGGGATGGCGTTGCCTCCTTCCAATAGTTGTCTATCAAGGCAGGGAACCCCTCTCTCGTAGCAACATAATCTCCGAGGCTTGTCCTACCACCAACACTCCTATACATGCGTCCTTTATTTACTGTCGTGTTGAGGTTGAAGAACTTTGATGAGTCAATGACAAGGAAAGCCCCTGCTTTACTCTCCCAATCATGGAATAATGAGTTTGTTTCTGTTTCACTTCCTGTCACCTTACAGAAGTGTATTCCACCTGTGTTACCAGCGTCAGCAGCGACATATGTTCCTGAGCCAAGCGTAATTGTAGTTGAGGTAACAGCAGATACTTGATACAAATTATCGTGCTTCAAACTGTTAAATACATGAATGTAATCGTTAGCAACTACGCCGTGACCAGCGGTAACGGTTAATCTTAGTGCGCCCGAAGCATCTGCTATTCCTGATACTGCGGCCCCGGTGGAGTAATCTGGTGGTTTAGACCACTCTCCACCAGTGGTAGGGTCTATTGTAGAATCTATTTCCCATATATCAACGTCTTCACCCAACTTTAGGTCAGTAAAAGCATCAGGATTTCCGTCAGCATTTACTTGGTCAGCGAAGAATAATTCTAATTCATAATTTTCTATCGTAGGCTCTATGATTCCGAAATCCTTTTGCCTTTTACTACCATCAGCGTCAGCGGTTCCATCGTTTCTCATATCCGCCCATAGAAGCCAACAGTGTTTGTATGAATCACTAATTGTAGCGATTCCAACAAAAGCGAATTGGTCATGCGCCTTACTTATGAAATCACAACCAATGAGGTAATATCTACCTCCGCTTGTGGCTTTACCACGATAAATGAATGTATCTAAATCCATAGCATCTACTTGTTGTTCGATTGACGTTCCATTTAAAACACCACTAATACTCATAGTGCTGCCCATTTGTGCGACACCAGAGTTAGGTATTTGTGCATACAAACCACTGTCTATTTCTACGACCTTCGCATCCACAGCCACAGCAGTCAAAATCCTACCTGTTTTGTTTGTGGGTCCAAGTTGCAGAATATCATTACCGACCATATTACCGAAATGGTATTGGAACCAAAGCGATTTAGGTAAATCACGCATCCAAACTGCATGGGAAGCCTTGTGAGAAATATCTGTAACTCCCGAAGGTATAGGCGTAACTATACCCGTATCGCTTGAAATAATTCCTCTGTCTGTGCTATACAACCATCCGGGTTGAGTTACGGTAGCAGCACCTCCAACAGTTGGGAAATAACCAACTATACCGTTATCTCCCGAAGAAGGAACACCTGTTAAATCGTTAGTGCTTACACCAGTATATGTGAAAAAATCCTTGAATGGGCCATCAAAATCAACCGTTGCTGGTTTAGCAGCAGAGCCAGAAGCGTTAAAACCTGACGCGCTGGTAAGAGAAACAGTTGTGTCTCCGGGGTCAATGGTTGAACTATTAGTGGTAGATGCAGCCGCATTACTAAAAGTTCCGTATTCTGTTCCAGAACCATAATAACAATCGGTGACAATAACATACAAAGTTGGCCCATTTGTTCTTGTTGCATCCGTGAAAGATTCACTTCCTAAATCTAATTTAGCAGAAGGTCTTAGTATAGTTCTACTACCTGCACTAACACCACTCGGTCCATTGTAATAACCGCTTTGCACAGTAACTCTTTGTGAAAAGAAATTATTGTAAGGGGCGGCGGCAACGACAGTATGAACCTTGTCCTGTATATTAGTATGTCCTTTTACTTCTGGAACTACGAATGTGTCACCAACGTCCAGTGCGGGGTCGCCCAAAAAGATGAAACAATAATGGTTTCTTACACTTGCGTTTGTTGCGGTGGGAACTCCCGCACCATCCCAAAGATACTTTCCAGCGTAAATGTATCTGGGTGTCGGGTCGAAAACATACGCTACATCACCAGCGTCAAAGTCAAGAAATTGTTTTGTAGTCGAGTTATGGGTGTATGTTCCAACTGCTTGTGGTTGTATTCCAGTAGCGTTATGGCTGGTCGTCTTTTCTATGTTCACGGTTGAACCCGTAGTGTAGCCCGGATTACCGTCAAGAAAAACACGGGTATCTCCCGTTGTTGACTCATAACCAATACCTAAAATACCTACACCTTCGTAGTGGTCTTCTATGTTATTTGGTCCCAAAGTATCTTCGTTGTTATACATCTGTATAGGCATACCAGAAAGAACCTGTGTTCTTTGGTCTGTCCTTACTGCATATGAATCGTCAACATCTAAACCAATGGTTGGTCTGAGGGTTTTCAGAGGGGAAGCCCCAAGATAGAAAGCGGTGTTAAATGTTTGTGACTCTTGCGTCCAGTAAGTAATACCGCTTTCGCTGGTATTTCTTGCGCCTTGCCCTAACTCCCACAGAGGCACTTGTCTATCAAGTATGCCAAGTGGGTCATTTGCATTGAGAGTTATTGTTCTTGATTTTGGACCCTGCTTTATTGTCATGTTGTCAACGAATCCCCACCATAGAGGTCGGTCAAGCCCGTTGTGAAATAATAGTAAAGACCAATCGTTGACTGAGCCTGTGAATATGTTGTTTAGGAAGTGTGTATAATCTTGGTCCCGAAGACCTACGGCTCCTGTTCCCGTATTCATTCCGGGGTCGTCACTAATCTGTAACTGCATTCTTGAAATAGAGTTGACTGCACTGTTGACTTGCATTGACCGAACAGGCGGCAACTGAGTTCCATCTGCTCTCTCGCTCAAAGATTGATACAAACCCGCTCTGTCAAGCATCAGGGTGAAATAAGAGAAGGTGTCAGAGCCGCTGCTCGGAGTTACCTCTACTTGCCATCCTTTCATAGCAGAAGGTAAAAAAGCAGCAGATGTGTCTGAGTTGTTGTTCATTGTGAATGGGCCGCTCGCTCCACTGGTATTCTTGATAGCAGTCCCGTCCTTGTAGACCGTGTATCGGTTATTTGTGTAGTCAATCACAAACTCAAGGTCAATCCATAAAGCAGACGCATCATAATTTGCAGCATCCCATGTCGTAACTACATTAGTGAAATCGTATGCCCCACCCAAACCGTTGTTAGCCGCTGTTGCTGCGGCCAAATCAATAGTCCATTCTATGGCAGCGGTGTTGGCGTTACTGTCGAAACCTTTCTCACCATCAACACTTTTACTGGTTGGGAAGCCAGCATAAATCACCATTTTAGGTTCGTTGCCATCGGTGCTACCTGCTGGTCCCTTTAATGATTGTAAAGCGAACCTAAGAGCGAATGTATCTCCGTCTTGCCTACTGTTAAGCAAACCATCATACGCTATTGCTGGCCGGGTAACAGACGATATAACACTTGAAGTCGCTGCCTGATGATATTGCTCAATACACAAAAACGGCTTACCACCCGGAGAGCGGTGTGGTGTGTAAATAAACTCAGGATTCTCGGTTGCGCTACCCGTTGTAAAGTGAGAGAAGTCGTAATTTCTTTCCCCCATCCAAACTCCTGTTAGGTGCGTTGTCTGATAGAAAGCAGTTGTGTTCGCTCCATATCCTGATGCTGTGCTACCAGATGTAGCGGGAGCGGACGTAGTGCCAGCGTTATAATTTACTATCGTGTAAGGAGAGCGGTCTGACCTACCCTTTGTAGGGTCGTTATCTCCTGTTGGCACAGTGTAAGAATTGAGTGTGTCGTGGCCGTTGCAGAAAGTGATATATCCTCCGTCACCAGCAGCACCAAACTGATATTCGTTCGCGTTGGTGTTTGAGTCGGGATATTGTAGTTGTGAACGCCCTTCCCACTTATTGGGGTCATTCCGCATCACATCGAAAGTAAGCCATTCTGCCGGTCCAGTATTCTTAAGAAACTTATTAGATGCTGTGGCTACAAGATTTGAACCGAGTTGCTCTCTATCGGCATAAGACCAGCGGTAGCGTGTGTTTGTTGTGGCCTCTCCGTTTAGAGGATTACCATAATGTGTTTTGTTGTGTTCATAATCAGCCGTAAGGCTTGGTCGATTGTCATCGTTTGGTATGACTCTCGCACCATTAAAATCGTCATAATAACCAGCCAAAAGAAACTGATACTCAAGTGTTGTCGCTCTAACCATAATTTACACTCGCCCCTATTGAAAGCGTGGCACTACTCTCTATCTGAGAAACTATCTCATCTGCTGCTTGTTGTGTCGTCATCCCGTTGAAGTTGTTCGTCATGATGATTTCTGTGTTGGCTATGAAGTTCTCAACGCCCTGCTGCTTAATCTGCTTCACAAGGTCGCCAGTTACATTGCCAGCCTTGAATCCGAAGAACATTTCTTCCCTACTACTACCAAACTCTTGAACTGCTCTTGATGCTACATCAAACGAATCTGCAATTTGAAAAGCCTCATCGCTCATATTTCGCAAGTCATCTGTCATTAACTTGGCAGCCTCGCCAGCCATGTCAAACATATCTTCCATTTCTTGTGTTTGTTCTTCTAACCCAGCGCTAAAGAAACCCAGAGTATCTAAGAACTTTGTTAGAGCAACTGAAACAACTAATAAAACTGCTCCTATTATTGTTGCGCTTACAAATCTTCTTAAAGCAGCCGTGGCAAAATTAGCCGCTTGTCCAGTCGAAAACAATCCTCCCGCCGCCACCTCGCTCGTTAAGCCGACATTACCCAAAGCACCTGCGGCTCCGGTAGCCGAAACAGTAGTTAAAAGCATTTCAGGTATCAACAAAGCCATACTTATACCCATCATTACCATAGCAACTTTAGCAGCCTCAGCGTCGTCTTCAACGAATGGTAATTTGTCTCCTAACATAGTTATTGCGCCAGTAGCAGCCATAGCAGCAATTTGAACTGTCATCATACTGTTGGCAAACTGCATCTGCTTATCAAAATTATACATCTCTGCTTCTTCTGCTTGTTGCTTTACCATTTGAGCGACCAGCATTTCCGCTTGGGCTTGGTCTAAACCTGCCTCTATTAACGCTTCTTTGAGTTTAACTTGATGTGCTAATTTACTTATGATAAGATTATGTTTGGTTATTAACTTATTAGCGTTCTGTTCTTCCTCTACACTCATCATTTTTGCGTGTTTGCGAAGTTTATTTTCAAAGTTTATCAGGTCGGTTTTCCCCTTCTGTTTTATTTTAAGTATTTCTGCGCTGTGTTCCTCTTCGGTTAATCCCTTTTTCTTTATTGTGTTTGCTATTCGTTGGTCTATGGCTTTCTTTTTCAAAGCAATTTGTTCCTTCATAGTGAAGTTACTTTGCGCGTTATATATTCCTAAATTAGCACTTGAAATCGCAAGTTCTTTACCTTTCTCCGCTACCATTCTTTGAGATGTTTCTAAGATTGATTGGTGATTCAAAAACTTCTTATGACCTTCTTGTCCGGCGTATTGTTGAAGAATCAATTGGTTTCTCATTATGGTTTCTTCTTCTTTCAAAGAACTTGTCATTTTTTCCTGTTTCAACACCCTTTCTAAAGAGTTTGCTTTAAGTTTTTCGATAGTTACTTCCTGTTCTCGCAGAGCCTTTCCTTGTGATTTAGTAGTGCCGAAACCTGCTAACTGAACGCCACGAAGAGAGCGAGATACTTGAACTGCTGTCATCAAAGCAAGGTTCATCTGTTTTATGTTTAGGAACATACCAAAAGATGGACCTACGGTCTTACTCAAGGTCTGTTGTAGAATAAGCATTCCCTTGACAACAGGCCCTAAATGACCATCTAACATCTCTTTGAAAGCCTCATTAAATCCGAGTTGTGCGCGAGTGGCATCAAGGGTTATTGGTAAGAACCTATCCCCTATTTCAGCCTTGACGTTGTTAAGGTCTGTTTCAACTTGAGTCAATTGCACCGATGTATCTTTGAATCTTTCATTGAGAATATCCACAACAGGAGAAGCGTTACTCGCCGAATGACCTACGAGTGTAGTCATCCTTTCAGTTCCTTCCATCAACTTAAGCATACGCACGTAATGATTGTTACCTGCTACGGTCTGAGCGATTCTCTGCCTTTCCCCTTCATTCAGGTTTGCAGTTTGTTTATCTAAATCAACCAGTATTTCGCTAAGAGGGCGCATAGTGCCGTCTGCTTTCTTTACTGCCACGCCTAACTTTTCTAACTCTGATGCAGCCCCGTTTGTGTCTGCGCCAAGACGGGCGTAAATCATACGGAGCGCACGACCAGCCTTACCTTGTTCCTCACCAGCCTCAATAAGAACTGCTGACATAGCAGCCATCTCAGCAAGCGATTCTCCGGTCAAATGCGCTTGCGCTGCGAACTGGTTCATAACGAATGTAATACGTTCCATGTTGGCTGCGGAATGGTCTTCGACTGCGTTCAGTTCGTTAAGAGTGGCGATAGTAGCAACACGAATCTGACGAGCCTTCTCATCAGCATCCATCGCATCAAACTGCGCTTGCGTAGTCCCACGTAACATAAAGCCCGTCTGCTGCTGTAAGTTAATCATGCGCTGCATGGCTTGTTCGGCTTCCATCTCACCAATCATACCAAAAGCAAGGCTCATTTCTGTGGCGGCGGGAACCGACTCTTCTCCAAGAATCGTCGAAAGTTGCGCCATCTTAGCACCGGCTCTAAGGGCTTGGTCGCCACTAAATCCGAACTGAACACCAATATCCTTTATCTCTCCGCCCAAGTCCGCTCGATTTGCTTCGCTGATAAACTTATCAAACTCAATACGAGCAGCGGCTATTTCACGCGATAGAGGAACGGTGTTGTCAACCATTTCTTGCATTTGTTCGTTGAACATCATAGCCGCTTCTTCTATACCAGAAAAAGCATCCATAGCAAGCGATTGAAACGTAGTAAATGCTGCCGAAGAATCCTGTATTAAACGCCTTGATTGAAAAGTCCCAACCACATCGAAGAAAATCTTAGATGCACCGGCACGACCAACGATGGTCGTTACCGCGAACAGGACGACAATAATCCATGACGGTATTAGGGAAAACAGTTCAATCATTCTGCATCCCCGCTATCATTACTGCCCACAATCGGGACATTCGCATCTCTCAACGCTTTGAGCATGTCTGCGTTGTTGTTTAAGAGTTGTCGCTGTTTGCGTTTTTGGTCACGACGAGCGACCATATTCTTACCATCTTTCTTACTATCCTTAG